TCAGTTCGGCTTCTGTTTCGTAAGTTGAGATAACTTTAGCACGAAACTTATCGTAAATTTGGTAAGACATACTTAGCTGTTTCTTAGTACAATTTGGTCAAGTTTGTTTTCAATGCGTACCATGTGATCCTCCATACGACTGATTAGCTCAAATAACTCTGCTTTTTTGACATAATCATTAGCAACAGTCAGCTCTATACCATCAAGTCGTCGATCCAATGCACTGATACGCTCATGTACACTGTTTATTCGGTTGTGTAGTCGGTTGTTTAAAGCTGCTCCAGCTGTGACTACTGCCACAACAGAGGTTACTAAAGCTTCAGTCATCTGTTAGTGATACAATAGGTACAATATCATGACATAATACTTCAACACGTGAACCAGGTCTAAACGTAAACCCAGTTTTCATAATTTCAGTACATTTAAGAGCACGAACAAGTTCGTAATCAAGACGCATTTTTTGTTCGTGTTTACGTGCAATAGCTTTGCAGGTCTCAACCATACCACCATCTAGTGGTACAGAAAAGTTTAGCTGTACGCCGAAGTTATTGCTCCGTACATAACCAGTGTTATCGTAAGGAATAGTATCGTTGCCCATATAAAAGGGCGAGAACTGCATGGTGGCTCCATTACAACTATTATTACTTGCAAAGTATTGACGAGACGGTGCACCATTGTTTTGGAATTGCACCGCCTGATTAGTTACATTGCCCGTTGCTGCTGCTACAGGATTTGATGTATTCTGTACCTTAGGATCTTCGTTTGCGTAAGCAGGACTTACTACTGCGAGAAGACCGACAAGGATGTAGTGGTGGAGACCTGTTGAATAGTTTCTGTGACCAGACTGTCTTCGATCAGACCTGCTGAACGGTTCACAATTTCTAGTTGAAACTGTTCTCCTGAATTGGTCACCGAATACGTTGTTGCTGTATCTGAGATGTCTCCGCTGGGTGTTACGTTTGTTCCAGACCATGATGAATAAGTACCACCATAAACATTTGTTTCGATTGTACGGTCAATATCAACAGTGGTAGTAGTAGTGGATTGCATAGACCCCTGAGTAAAGTTAGGGGTTACTTGTGCGGCTGCAGGGCTAGCCAGCATCATCAACAAAATAAGACGTTTCATTCTTCTTTCTTTTTAGGGTCAGGAGTTTTAGAGTTTGTTTTATTGTTTGATGTAGTTAGTCCAAAAGTCGCTAGTGCACCTGTAAAGACCGAAGCTACAAATGTAATATCACCACCGCTTTGCCCCTTTTTAACCATAGGAAGGTCAACATAATTAAGAGTGATAATAAAACCACTCCAAATGACAACACCTAGGCGGACAAAGCTACCAAGGATTTGCAATTCATCCTCAGTGTTTTCCTTAACTTTTTCTAGGAAACCTTTGTTTCCTTCTTTTTTGTTAACTTGCTCCATGTTTGTTTTATGATTGGTTTTATTACTGTGACCAGCCATTTAAATAAGGATGTAGCAGTTAGGGTGGCGGCAACAGAAATAGTTGCTGTTGTAGCTGCTGTAGTCATGATAGTAGTTGTTGGCATTGGTATTTCAATGTCTGTAAATGGAATCTCTACTATCTGAGCTTCGGGTGGTATATTTGTATTGGGTTGTACAGTCTGTTTTGTAGAAGTAGGCTTTTGGTCCTCTTGTGGAGGATCGTCTCCAACATTAATACCTTCAATACCTGCTGGTGGCTGTAGTGTATTGGGTGGTACTACAAGCGGTTTGTAGTTAGGTAAATCTGCCCGGGGCACCTCTAATACCGGGATTGGTAAATCAGGTGCATCAGGCAGAGATATGTAAGGTATTAAAGGAGGATCACTCCACGATGGCACCGAACAAACCGCGTTCGATGAACTTCACTGCTTCATCATCCACAGTGTTGTCAGATTGTTCTGCCAGTTTCGACAAAAGGTCAACAATAAGACGCTTTACTTTTTCAGAGTTAAGGAATGAAAAAAGGATTGGACGGATAAGGGTAATCATAATTAGCTCCAGGGCAAACCAGTTGCCTTAGTAGGTGAACGTTGTTCGTCAATTTGTGTTTGTAGTGCAGCTTGGATTTCAGTGACTTTTTCGTCACCACCAAGTTTTTCTTTGACCCACTCGATAACACCAGCCTCAGTGAGGTCAGCATAAGGGATAACAGCATCGCCTTCAGCAGGTGCTTCAAGACCAATGGAACCATATGTACCGCTGGAATAAGTATCATCAGCAGCGTTTACGGCATAGTGAACAATAGACACAATACCATCAGCGGTGTTACGCTCAAGGGTGTTGATATTCCAAGTAAAAGTTGTAGACATTTTGAATAGATAAAAGGTATAGTAAAAAGCCCCGTTGTGACACGGGGCAGTTTACCGATCAAAGACCAGCGTCAGTGAGGCGTTGTTCAAGAGTTTCAATCTTTGCGATTGCCTCTTGCAACGCAGCAGTCAGCAATGGCACAAGCTTGGATTGGTCGATGCCTTGCATTACAGCATTGCCGTCATCGTCAACTTCGTTGTGCGTTCCAGTGACAGCCTCTGGAACAACAGCTTGTGCTTCGTGAGCAAGGAAGCCATCGACTGTTGTATCAGCGTCAGTGATAAAGTTAAACCGCCTTGGTGCAAGCTGCTTGACTCGACCAATAGCGCCGTCAAGATCAACAACGTTTTCTTTCAGGCGATAGTCAGACGAAGTTGCATAAGTAGTGGCACTGCCATTAGTTGAAATCGCTCCTACCTGACCATTGCCGTTTCTAAACAAATTGTGATAACGCGTGCCTGTGCTCGTTGTGATAGTCGATATACCAACATTACCTCCAGAAGCATCTTGATCGACACAAAGGGTTGCAGTGTCTGTATTTGCAGTACGCCGAATCAACACGTTGCCGCTGGAAGTGATGCGCATCCGCTCTGCAGGCGTAGCACTTTGAGATGTATAAAACTCCAGATTGGCATAGTTACCTGCTTGGTCTTGGCGTGATTTAATTGACGCTGATCTTTGTAAATCGTTGCCACCTCCATTATTGGGAGTTAAGTAAAGAGCAACATTTGTATTAACACCTGAGCCTGTGTTTTGGAGACAAAGATTTCCGCCTTCACCGCCTGAGTTAATCCCTAGAGTAGTTAATTTGGCGATTGGAGATGACGTGCTAATACCAACGTTGCCGCTGGAGTCGATGCGCATCCGCTCGCCAGAACCTGCGGTGTGCCATTGATGAGTGTCGCTGGCGTAACGATAAATGTCATCACCGCCTTTCAATATTTCAAAAATTCCTAATGAATTTTGAATAGAATAATCAACGCCGCTATCTCTTACTAATTGGATTCTTGGCTGCTGGCTACCGCCTGCACTATTAAAAATAATTCGTTCACCACTTGCGGTTTGGACTTCAAGCGGGCCACCAGGAGAATTCGTCCCAATACCAACGTTGCCGGCAAAATAACCTTGACCTTTATAACTTACGTTAAATGTGTCAGTTGCATTTCCGTTTGAAACATGCAGTGCCTTGTTTGTATCAGTAGCCTGAGTAGTTGTTGATTGAGAACGTATTCCAGTAGAACTAGAGTCAACAACTGTTAATTTATTAGTAGCACTACTCGTCCCAATACCAACGTTGCCGCTGGAATCGATGCGCATTTTTTCGGATCCAGCTGTTCCGAAGGTTAGGTGGTCATTACTACTGCTGCCGTAAACATAGTTGTTACCATTAGCAGAATCGCCAAAGTAGATAACACTGTCGTTGTTAGGCTGGCGATTTAGCCGAAGGAGACCATTAACTTCTAATTTTTGACTCGGACTACTCGTACCAATACCGACGTTGCCCGAACTATTGACCAGCACCCGTTCAGAACCACCAGTCGATACAGCTACTGCATCTGCACCAGGAGTGAACAAACCAGTATTAGAATCACCTTCAAACCTAAGAGAAGGGTTGGCAGCTGTTCCACTATCTAGAATAATATCAAAATTGTTAGCGTCTAAATTTCCACCAAGTTGCGGTGATGTATCATTAACGACATTGCTAACGCTAGCACCTGCGGCAACAGAAACATTACCAGTACGCTGGTCAACTTCAAAAGGACCAACAACAAACTTACCGTTATGGTCAGTAGTAGCAGTCCAAATTTTACCGTCGTTTAGTTCATTAATTTGAGCAGTATCATCTGGCACACCACCGTTTTCAGGCAATGCCCTGTAATCAGTACCAGAACCGACATATTCCATCGTGTGACCGCTAGATGCAATCAAAGAACGTAGGAAAAAAGATGCGGTACTACCGCTAGTTACTGCGCCATTAAGACCAAGGTTTTGTGATTTATTTGTTGGGTTTGGACGGCTAATGACAACATCCCAACCACTACCATTAGCAGTAGCACTAAGGACAGGATAAGTAACACTATTAAGCGTTACAAGCATATTACTAGCAGGACGTTCAGCAGTACCAAACCAACTAGCATCAGCAACTGGAGCATCAATAGTAAAGGAAATAGCACCATCAGCTGCAGCAGCAGTTGTATTTGCAGTGAAGATAGCAGTAGTAGACTTACCATCAGCAACCAATGATTTCTCACCAAAATCAGTAGTAGATGCAGCAAGGTTTGCTTGACCACCATTCAACGCTTTGATGTGGTACTTGTTAAAGAATGCATAGCTAGAAGTACACTGTGTATAACCATTGTTAGTAACAAGGATACCAGGACCATTCAAACCGACGTGGGTATAGCTGTCTGCCACCATTGAACGCAACGGTGATGCAGAGTCAACAACAGAACCATCGATCAACATACCGCCACCAGTCGGTGCGGAGTCAAGGTCACCAGCCAAACCACCAGCAGGTGTGTTTGCATTTAGGTTGCTGTTGTCAATCTCACTGTCTGAGAAGTTGGTGCAGTTCTGAATATAGGGTGATTTAGTAATGGTTGCACCATTATAGAATGCAAAGTTCCAACCTTGAGCAGTAGGAAGTACAGCATCAACAGAGTTACCAGTACCGCTACCGGCCTTCATGCCAGTCAACGTCAGGTTTTGAATGAACGAACCGCTGTTCAATTCAAACAATGCATGGTTACCTGAACTTTGATCACCTTGTGTTGCAACAGTCGGGTGAACAATACAGCTACGAAGTGCCTGTCCAATAATAGAAACGTTTTTCTTTTGGATTTGAATAGGTGCAGCTTCCTGGTACACACCAGGTGCTACAATCACAACACTACCATCACCATATGTAGCATCGTTGTTAATTTGGTTGATAGCAGCTTTAATGGTTTGTTTAGGACGGCTAATACGATGACCATCGTTGGTGTCAAGACCGGAGGTAGCGTCAACATAAACAACCTTAGGTTGGTTGGTAAACGTACCACCAGATGCAACACCAATCCAAGAACTACCACTCCAAACAGAAAGAGTTAGGTCTTGATCGTTATCAAGCCAAACGGCACCTTTACCAATACCAGCGGTAGGTGTAGGTGTAGAGGTTTGGACGTAGTTTTCAAAACGACGAATAGCAGCAAGAGAAGTAAAGACTTTATCATCAGAACCAGAGTTATCATAATCTGCTACTTGATCTGCTAATTTAATTTGATCAGCGTCTTTAATCTTGTCAAAGTCAATAGTGTCATCAGCAAGACCCAATGTAATCGTACCATCACCGTCGTCAGTTACTGTGATACCAGTGCCGTCCGTACCGATGTCGTTGGTAATAACTTCATCGATGTAATCATTAAGAGCACCAGTAGTAGGTACAGCAACATCATTGTTAGGCATGATATTACTGGCAGAAGACAGCTCAGCTTTAGTAAATGTATCGTTTACTTCGTCTTGGAACCGTGCGTCAAGTGCTGCAGTAGTGGCAATCTTGGTGTCATCACTAACCCAAGTATCACCATCATACAGAGTGTTGTCGTAACGATCCCAATAGTAATCCTTTAGGTACTGATCAACATCATCAGGAATACCCTGACAGTTAGATTCTTGAACAGCATACCGAAGCTGTTCAAAGTTCTTGTTAAGGTCATCAGACCTAATGGCAGAACCGGGGTTAAACAACGCCCGGATGTCGTCCACCTTAGTGATACGACGGATCTTAACGTTGTCAACCGTAGGTTCATTAGGATCTGTAGGAGCAGAGGGGGATGGTGGAGCAGTCCCCGTAAACTCTACAATTGTTGGGTTGGCATCAGTAATCTGCCAAGGGTAGGTGGCATCTGTCGTAAGTTTTTCGTCGTATTCTTTTGTAACCACGTTCCAAAAATAAACGTGGATTTCAGATTTAAAAATGTACGGGAAGTCAAAAGAAAACTGTGTCTTTGTCCCGTTTCCGGCTTGAATTGTTTGTACGTCAGTGCACGCCATGTTGTTTAATAACGATTAGTTGTAATTGGCATAATGCCTTGTTCAGCACGTTGATCATTCATCTTCTTAAGCATAATACGTTGCTCAATAGCATTACGCATTTCTGGCTCAAGATTATTAAAAGCAAACTCTTCTGCTGTTTTCTGTGCGTCACGGATCATCATATGGATCTGATCGTACTTGCCAATAGGTACCTCTTCGGAACCGACAAATTGACGACGCATTGTTTTCAGCTCTTTAATAGTATTACGGGCTTCAGCAGTCTTTGCAATTCTACCTAACTCTTCTCTAAAGATACCCATCGTACCCATCTCACGGTTTAGCGCATTACGCTCGCCTGCTGTAAGGTCAACACCATTACGTTTCTTAAATGCAGTAGACACGTCATACTCAATATCATACAAGAACTTCTCTTCTTTGGTCATTGCCGGATGGATTTTCAAAGGAGAGTAAGCATTGTAGACACGTTGCAGGAAGTTGTATTTATTAGGAGCTTCACCGCTAACAGGGCTAACGATAGTAGGCAGTCTGTTGGTATCATCAACCAAACCGACTGCTCGGTTGCGGTCAAACAAGATTTCAACAATATCATTGTTTAGATCTTTCAAACCACCGTCAAGGATTTTACCGAGTTCATTACGAGCACCGGCAAGGGGACCAAGAGAGTTGATTTGACCTGCAGCCCAACGGTTA